CTATTATTAAGGGTGGAAAAGCAGATAACGATAGCGCAAGCAAGATTAACAAAAGCGTTTTAGAAACGGCTAATAGGGAAAAAATACCTCATCCAGAGCGGGCTTTTGACAATCCCAAGGTTGAGTACGTTGACACGCAAACAATTAGCGACCTTATTCCTCGCGGAAATATGATTAAGTATAACGTTGGAAAATTTCAACGGGAAGGCGGACAATACTACGATCCAATGTCAACTGACATTGAAGAGTTTGCGAAGTCTGGAAACGAAACCTTACGAGAAAGCATTTATAACGAAGGGTTTAAAGAACCTATTGTTATTGGCGTTGGCAAGGAAACGGGAGAGGTTTTACTTAACGAGGGGCATCACCGACTCCATGCAGCGCTGCAAATGGGTATTTCAAGAGTGCCCGTTGTTGTTAAAATAAAAGGGCGATTAAATCTTAGTGAGTTTCAAAGCCCTGCTCTTATAAACACTAAAGGGTTGCGAGAATATAAAGACATGTCTTTTTCAGAATTAGACTTTGAATCTCGTTTAAAACGTCCCAAGGCTTCCTCAGAGCGAGGGCAAGATGAGTTTGGAAACCGCACTTCAAACTATTATTATATGAATGAGCCTTTTCGACAGGATATGCCGCGTACAGACGAAATCAACTTTCCTCCCATGCGCGAAGGTTATTACAGAAAAACAAAAGATTTTGCAGACGGAGGCGAAGTTATGAACGGCATTGGTTCTTTAAACGAAACAGCACGAAACATGTCTCGCGGACCGCTGGGAATTGGTGCTTATCAACAGTTCGCGGACGGCGGAGAACTAAACGTTGATTTACAGCCTCTTGATTTGCCCGTTGATGGACGTATGTCATACACTAAAACAGACGACGGGGGAAGGTTTGACAGTGAAATAAGAAAAACGTTTGAGGGGGGCCTTGGCTCACTAACTCCTTCTTTTGATTACTCTACTCAAAACAGTTCCAGAAACATGGGCGACGTGGTTATAGATGAAAACGGCGAGCAAATAGGCTTTGCGGTAGAGGGTGAATTGTTTTTAAATTCAGACCCTAACAGTGAAGACAAGGTTCGTGGAGCATTTGAAGTAGAAAAATCTCGCAACAACACAAATTTCACGTTTCCAGAAGGGGAGTTTGTACGGACCGATGAGGGGCTTTTTAAACGGTTTAATCTTGGAATGGATTTAGGTAAATTTGGGTTAGACTTAAACCGTATGGAAGGCTCTGGCAGAGATCCTGTAAATTCTGGATCAGCTACTATTAGAATTGGCGAAAACGGTATTGTTAGATACAGTGATTCCGACAGAGGTGAGCCGACTATTGGGTTTAATTACGCAAAAGAGTTCGCGGACGGCGGACCTGTTTACATGGCTGGCGGCGGGTCGCTTTCTAGGTATACTGAGTTGCGTGATGGAAACAAGCAAAATACATTTACTGCTTTGCAAGGCGTAGATGCTGAAAGGTTGAAAAGACAGCGTGGCTATTATGAACGCGGTCCTGACGCACTTGGATCTAACGTATATACTGGAGACACGGGAAGCCGACTATTGCTTCCGGCTGAAGATAGACCCATAATAGAGGATATAGCGCCGATTTCAGATGTGGACGTTAGGGATTTGCCTCCGCCAGTTATGCCAACTCCAGTTATGCCAACTCCAGTTATGCCAACTCCATTTGTGCCTCCGCCAGTTATGCCAACTTATGACGGGTCAACTATTTCACCGATGGTTTCAACTCCTACAATGCCAACTTATGACGGATCTTTTCCTGTAATGGACCGAGAGCCTTTTGTAATGGACCGGGTGCCACGGGAAGTAATGTACCGAGAGCCTTTTGTAATGGACCGACGGGAAGTGCGGCCACGGGAAGTAATGGATCCTCTTGTAATGGATCCTGCTCCATTACAGCCTCAACCTATAGCTAGCCCTGCTCCAAGCGCTCTTAATATTGGAGCGGGAATGTCGGCTAATGATTTACAACGGATGTTGGCCAGACGCAGTGTTGGCCCAACAAACTTAAATGAAGTGAACTCTAGTATACTATCTTTACAACAAGCAGAAGTTGCAAACAGGGCTAGACGCGCAAATGTTCCGCCACAACGTCCTTATGAACCTCCTCCTACAGGACCTAGCAGTCCTTATGGAACTCCTCTTACAGGACCGAGCAGTCCTTATGGACCGGGTAGTCCTTATGGACCTCCTCCTACAGGACCGGGTAGTCCTTATGGACCTCCTCCTACAGGACCGGGTAGTCCTTATGGTCCTTACGGTCGAGAGGTGCAACCTTACGGGCGAGAGGTGCAACCAACAAGTTATGGAATAGGTAGCTTTGGACAACCAATGCAGCAACAGGGTTTTGGATCAAACAAGCCAACCGCTAACGTCCTCTTTTAGCACCTGACCCGCTAGATCAATCTTACTGCGTAGCGCGTCCAGCACCTTCTCATCTATGGTGTTGGGCGACACAAGATCCACATAAGTTACAGCATTCTTCTGCCCAATCCGGTGAGCGCGGTCCTCGGACTGTAGTCGTATCTCCAGATCATAGGAGTTGCTGTAGTAGATCACGGTATTGGCGGCGGTCAGGGTAATCCCGTAGCCCCCCGTCTTGGGTTGTCCCACGAAGAAACGCAGAGGATCGTCCTCGTCTTGAAACCGATTAACGATCTCTTGCCGTTCAGCTTGTGGCGTTGCTCCGTAATAAAGTGCGACCGAATCGGGCCCGAAACGGTCGCGCAGGGTCTGGCAAATCTGTTGGATATCGTGAGTGTACGAAGCCCAAATGATTGCCTTCCCTGATAGTTCGTCTGTAATGCTTGTTAGCTCATTCAGACGGTTGTTCTTTAGCGGTTGTATCTGTCCAACATCCGGTTGGAAGAAACCACAGCAAATCTGTTGTAGACGCATGATCTGGGTCAAGACACTTTCTGTCGTTGCAAGCTCCCCGTTCTCAAGCTGTGCAAGAGCCAGCTTCTTCATCTGCCCGTAAACCTTGGCCTGTTCGTCGGTCAGTTCTACGTTGCGCCGAGTGTAAATTTTGTCTGGAAGGTCTAGGCAGTCTTCTTTTAAAACTCGGGTGGAGAAGCTAAACAACTTCTCGTTTAACTCGTCTAACCTGCGATATCCCGTTATCTCTTGAAAACTACGCGCTCCCATCACACGTTTCTGAACTATAGCGTATCTGTTCTGAAAAGCAAAGAAGCTGTTATAACCAAGCGCTCGTTCATCTAAGAAGTTGCACTGGCTAAACAAATCCATTGGGCTCTTGGTAACAGGAGAACCAGTGAGTATGCGGCGGTACTTACTGTACTTCGTCAATACCATTAGGTTCTTTGTGCGCTGGGCCTTGCGGTTCTTGATAGTCGTGCTTTCGTCTACGATCATCATATTGTCAGGGTTCTGCACAAGAAAACGGCCCGCGGCTCTCGCACCTCTGGGTGAGGAGAACGCCTCTACGTTTATGACAAAGATCTTTAACCCGTCGTAGTCTTCCATTATTAATTCTTCGAGTTCTGCGGCAAACTTCTTGCTTGAAGAGGGCGTCCAGCTTACTATCCTACGCTCAATGCGCTCCGGTAGATGCAAGGGTATTTCCCCAAGAGCCCAGTTGTCGTACACACCTTTAGGAGCCACGATTAACGCGGCCTTTATTTCGCCTTTTTCAAAAAGAACGCCTATGTTATCTATGGCTACTTTGCTCTTTCCAGTGCCCATCTCCATAAAGTACGCATGGAAGCTCGCGGACCACGAATCTTCTAACGCTTTAAGCTGATGATCGAAGGGTTCTGTTTTATACTGGTACAAAGTTTTCTCCTTTTGACGCTTGACTATGAGAACTTATACGAATATAAGCGTCTTTGTCAAGGCCGTAAAAGGGTCTTTAACAGCGAAAGAGAGAAAAATGACAGATATACTATCTATGATGGAGGCCGACTTCGAAAGTAACGTCGCATCGTCCATCGAAAAGGGCAACCTTGGTGGCATAGCCATACTAGCCCGCAAAATACGAACAGCCCAGCAAGAAGTCGAAGAGATTGAGAAAGACCTCAAGTCTCGCAAGAAAGACTTGCTGAAGCTGACAGATGAAGAACTACCTTCTGCTATGCAGGAACTAGGTATTTCCTCGTTCTCATTGGACGACGGTTCTACTGTAGACGTAAAGCCTACATATGGAGCCAGCATCCTCGTTGCCAACAGGCTTCATGCATACGCTTGGTTACGTGATAACGGCTACGACGACATAATTAAAAACGTCGTTTCTTGTGAGTTTGGTCGTGGCGAAGACGACAAGGCCAGCGCTTTCAAAGCGTTTGCCTCTAACGAAGGGTTTCCGGCGGATCAAAACGAAAGCATCCATTCGGGCACACTAAAGGCTTTTGTGCGTGAACGTGTGGAAGCTGGAGAAGACTTTCCAATGGAACTTTTTGGGGCCTACATAGGTCAACGTGCTATTATCAAAGGAGCAAAATGATGGCGAATGCAGTATCGAAAACAAAGAAGGCAGAAGTCGTAGAGTTTGATGCGTCTATGTTTGAACAGGACGCGGGCGCGGGTAACGAAAACATAGGATCAGATGATCTTGCGTTGCCGTTTCTCAAGCTGTTGAGCGGGTTAGATTCCTTGCTGGACACACACGAAACCGCTCGCAAAGGTGATATCTACAACACTGTCACAGGCACTGTAATAAGCGGTAAAGAGGGTGTTAGTGTAATCCCTTGCGCCTATCAGCGCGTGTTCATTCAGTGGGTTCCAAGGGGCTCTGGTACAGGCGCACCGATGAATGTGTATAAGCCAAACGATCCAGCTATGCCTAAGACTGAGCGTAGCAAAGAAGATAACAAAAACTACGTTATCGGCGGTGACGGTGATTACATTGAAGAAACTCACCAGCACTACGTTATGATCGTCAACGAAGACGGTTCAACAGAAACTGCTCTGATTGCAATGAAGTCCACACAGCTAAAGAAGAGCCGTAAGTGGAACAGCATGATACAGTCTGTAACCATGCAGGGTAAGAACGGTCCGTTCACACCACCCCGCTTCTCTCACGTTTACCGCATCAAAGCGGAAGCAGAGGAGAACTCCAAAGGTAGCTGGCACGGTTGGGAAATGTCCCGAGAAAACCCCGTGCAAGACGCTTCCATCTACGCTAGAGCAAAAGCGTTCTCAGAAAGTGTTCTTACTGGGGACGTGGTTGTAAAGCACCAAAACGATGAAGACAAAGGCGAAGGCGCTGACGACATCCCGTTTTAAGTTTTACTAGGGGGCTGCCTCGGCAGTCCCTACCGCAAGGACATAACCATGACAGTTAAAAAGTTCTCGTCTATCTTTGATGGACTAAAAGAAGCTTACGGCACATACCGGATTGAGAAAACTCAGTCCAACGGGAAAAATACAGGTAAAGCAGGCATCGTTCGTGAACCGCGCAACGCGGGTCTGTGGGAAGGCCACCTTTCGGGTAAGGGAAACTCTATCGGAATTATCCCGATTAACGCAGATAATATGTGCAAGTGGGGCTGTGTAGATATTGACCAGTACCCGCTGGATCACAAAGTTCTTTTAGAAAAGATCAGGAAGCTTAAACTTCCGCTTGTCGTATGTCGCTCTAAGTCTGGCGGAGCGCACTGCTTCCTATTCTGTAAAGATTGGGTTGAAGCAAAAGACATGCAGAAGTCTCTTAAAAGTGTAGCCGCCGCGCTGGGCTACGGCGAGAGTGAGATATTCCCAAAGCAGATCAAACTTCACTTAGATCGTGGAGATGTAGGCAACTTTCTAAACCTACCTTACTATAATGCAGAAGACGGTTTGCGCTACGGCATCCTAGACGACGGCACTTCGGCCACGCTAGAAGAGTTCTTTGAGCTATATGAAACCCACGCTCAAACGCCAGAGCAAGTCCAGAAGCTTCAGATAACAGAAGCAACCGAAGCAACGCCCGTAAGAGACGGCCCTCCGTGCCTACAGCACCTAGTAAAAGATAAAATCTCTGAGGGTGGGCGCAATAACGGTCTGTTTAATATCGGTGTGTATTTACGCAAAGCGTTCCCAGATAGCTGGGAGACAGAGATCCTGACCTACAATATGCAGTATTTTGAGCCGCCGTTGCCGTTATCAGAAGTTATGGTCGTTGCGAAACAGCTTGAGCGCAAAGATTACGCCTACCGCTGTAGCGACGCGCCTATCAACGCGCACTGTAACAAAGAGCTATGCCAGACCCGTAAGTTTGGTATCGGCTCCGCTGTGCAGAATGCAACGGTAGCAAATCTGCGTAAGTATAACTCAACGCCGCCTGTCTGGTTTATGGATGTAAACGGCGAGCCGCTGGAGCTAGACACTGACGCCCTGATGAGCCAGCCGCTTTTTCAGAAAGCCTGCATGGAGCAACTCAACTTCATGCCGCGAAGCGCCGCAAAGCAACAGTGGGAAGGCCGTATCAGTTCTCTGCTTACCGAAATGCGCGAGAACGAAAGCGCCATCATGGAAGTAGCAGTGGATGCCAGTGTTAGCGGTCAGTTCTACGACTACCTTGAAGAGTTCTGTCGTTTCCTACAGCAGGCGCAGGACAAAGAAGAGATCTTACTCCGCCGCCCTTGGACCGATGAGGACGCAATGGTAACCTTCTTCCGCCTAAAAGACTTCGAAAACTTTCTAAAGAAGAACAAATTCTTTGAGTACAAGTCACACCGCATTGCCCAGCGCCTTCGTGACATTAACGGCGATAGCACCGTTCTGAAGATCAAAGGCCGCGCAGTGCGGGTCTGGCAGATCCCAGCATTTGAGATTGGGGACATAGATATAACAACCCCAGACTTTACTCCAAAACAGGAGAGTCCGTTTTGACAGACACAGTTCTTAAAAAGATGCGAAACGCAGAGATCGTCAGAATGATCGACGAACATCACATGACAAAAACCGCCGTCGCTAAATGGTTTAAAATAAGCAAACAGCGCGTGTGGCAGATTTACGAAAGGGAGAAGAAAAATGTTCAGGATATTCGGCCCTCCCGGAACGGGAAAGACAACCAGACTTCTTAACATGGTTGACGACGCGCTCCAAAAGGGCGTGGCCCCAATGAACATAGCCTTCCTAGCTTTTACACGCAAAGCCGCCAACGAAGCAAAAGAACGCGCCGCGAAACGCTTTGGTTTAGATCCCAAGAAGGACTTGTTCTACTTCCGGACACTACACAGCCTAGCTTTGACCTGTTCTGACATACGACCCGAACAGGTAATGCAAGACGAAAACTATAGAGAACTTTCCAAAGAGATGGGAGTACAGTTAAACGTAGCACGTACCAATAACTTTGCGGACGATCTTCCAGATATGACCAAAGCAACAGACCCTATCTTGGGTTTGATTAACCTCGCCCGAATGC